TGCATTCTCTTTATTTACTTCATATCCTTCGAATACAGGTATTACATTGTGGCAGTCATCATCTTCTAACCAGCCATATTTTTGCATTAAATCTAATGGTAGCTGTGCTGCATTTACATAATCAAACTTTCTTCTGGTGTCTCTAATAAAATAAAAAGAAATCTTATAAGGTTTCTCTTTATCTTTAATCATCTCTAGAAAGTTTTCTTTATTAGATATATAATCTTGCTTAGTGTTCTTGATATATCTAGCTGCAGTCTTGCTATGTACTAAGAATTTACCTGTCCATTGTTTGCTATTCTTAGACGAAGACACATTACCTTTAATGTATATTTGTTTCATTATATTTCGTTAGGGTCAGGTATATAAACATCCAGGTGTTCAGCAGCCCAGCGTTTTACATTTTCTATAAACTCTACCATATCTGTATTGCTGAGTTTGGTTGTTGATAATGTATACTCTACCCATTCATCATTAATCTTTTTCTTTGCAAATAAAAACTTACGCTTTAATACTTCGTGCATATCGTCTTTATCAAAGCCAGTAAAATCGGAAAGTAGCCTTACGACTACTCCCCAATAATACTTATTTAAGTCAAGACTTCGCTTTGTTTTGTAATTATCAATACTGATAACTACTAACTTACCCTCCCTTGCAACCAGGTCAGACTTAAATATAGTTTCATTATTAAACTTAAGCGTCTGATTTAGTACTGTTGCCAGATGTTTCATTAGCTTTAGCCATTTCTTCAAAATACTCACCTAGTTTTTTACCTACACTTTGCATAGCGTCTTGTATTTTAACCCAATCTGCTACTAATGCACCGAGCTGGTTTTTTTCTACATGAAGTTTTTGTATAAACTCTGCGACAGGTAATTGAACGGAGTATTTCACCCCGTCAATTTCTATCTCTTTCATTTCTTTTTTCTTATTCTTAGCCATTAGAATGGTAAATTATCCTCAACAGTTTTAGCAGTCTGCACTCCATTATGAGCTGTCAATGCAGCTTCATATGCAGCCTTGTCTTCTTCTGAAAGAGGCTTGTTAAAACTATCCTTAAACTCTACAGATACTTCAGGCTTACGAGAGCTAAAATATTCTGTAGCAATTTTAATTACAGGCATACCTGTATCCCTGTCATTAGTCCAATACTCTCTGTCTCGCAATATAACATTTACTACAGAGTCTACTGCTGATGCTATTGCTGCTTGGTCTGAACTAAAGTTAGACACTCCACAATCTAATAAGAAACCTTTAAGCTGCTTGCCTTTGATTTCTTTTACAATGTCTTTGTCAGTATCCTTTATCTTGTAGAATCGGATACCCTTCTCTCCTGATTTATTCTTAAGAACATACTCTACAAAGTCTCCTTTGTCTTCCCAAGAAATTACTTTTACTTTGTGAACGCCTGCTCCAAGATACTTAGAGCCTTCACTTACTTCAACTGATTTTAAGTTAAACATACGATTTAATTTTAATTATAATATTCATTACATTTTTCGATTACTTGATGAAGGTCATTATCAATATACATATCATCAAACATTCCCATAGGAGACTTAGCACTATCTGTGCCAATACTGTTTGTTCTGAATCTATACTTCATACCTTCTTCATCTTTCTTAGGGTCTGTGTACAAACATACCACAAATTCTTTTTCTACTCGTTTCTTCCAACGATTACCATCAACAGCTACATACCTTTCAGATACGCCATTCTCATCCTCATATACACCATCTATAGCAAGGAATATGATATGCTTATCAGTATTCTTGCTTTTGTTTAGTATATTATCTATCTCTTTATTATAGGCACTCCATACATCAAATCCTCTATACTTAATATCAGATTCTCTATATATCATTTCTATAAGAGATGTGAATGATTCTATAACTACTGTCTGAACCTTTTCACTTTCCATAGCCTTTTCGAGACTAGCGTGAAACTCTTTGACAGTTGCTATAGGTACATTTAGAAATTCATTAGCTCCTTTAAAAGGTAACTGTTTTCTTTCGGTATTTAAAACTGCAGTAGTTGCAGGGTCTAAATTCCTTAATGAAGTAGACTTACCAGTACCACTTCTACCAACAATAATAATATTAGGTTTCATATTATGCTACTACTTTCTTTCTTCTTATTCTTGGCTTACTATCTTTTCTTCCAAGAGGCCTACCTCTTTTCGGTTTCTTTTTAACCACCTCTACATCAGACGCAATTAACTTCAATAAAAAAATCAAAATGTTTCTAGTCATTTTAGTTTTGTTTTAAATTTATTCCAATTAGTTTCTTCTTGTTTTGTTTTTCGTTTAGCTTTTACAAACTTTGCAAAGCCTCTTAACATAACATTCTTATCATCTTCAAGATTAACTTGTATCTGAGAAAAGGTTTTAGTAAGAATATCTTTTACCTTACCCTTACCAATACCCGTATCTCTACTTACTTTATTAATAATTCTAGTTAAGCTTGTCACCTGCCATTCTATATCTTGTCCACCTACATGTTCTTTTAAACATATCTTTACCAGTCTCTTCTGTAGAGATGATAGGGTAGCCTTGTTCTCTTAAGTTAAATATAATAGCTGATAGTCTAGTAGCTGCCCATTTATGAATAGCTTCTAAACTTGTAATACCATTTTTGTTTTCCATTAAGTGCTTTAGAACAGCTTCTGTTTTGTTTGAAGGCCTGTCTATAGGTTGATATAAACCCGTACCTTTCATAGTGATTTTTGTCATATGCAAATATAGTAAAAATAAATTAATAATTAGTTAAAATACTTAAATAAATAATGTTATTTGATTGTACTTTTTAGATATTCAACTTGGTCTTTGAGCTCTTTTGTTCTAGACTCTAATTGTTCTATGTATGTCATTAGCGCATTGATATAAAACTTATCATCTTCTTTAAGCTCTTCTAATCTGTAACCATTTAAGTAGTTAAATGCATCATCTACAATGTCAATAAGTTTATTATTCATCTCTGTTGTATTCATAATAGTTTTCTTTTTGAATTTCATCATACTCATACTTTTCTATTCGGTTTGGATACGCTTCACCGCAATCCAAACAAACTGTAATATATTCATCATCAATAAACCTAGTGTAAGTACCCTCTGCACCACAACAACTATTAACCATACCAGTATAGTATCCATCGTCGTTTGGATTAGAGAGCTTCCAATTATCATAACTCATCTTCTTCGTCTTTAAATTTTGTTAATTCTTTCTGGAACTTCATAACAATAGTTCCTGTCCCAATGTTTCTACCCTTAGCAAATATAAGCTCTACTAGTCCTTCTGTACTTTTGCCATCACCTGTAGACTCAATACCATAGTACTCAGGTCTATAGATAAGCAATACTATATCTGCAGCTTGTTCTATCTCACCTGACTCACGTAAGTCTGACATAGTAGGTTTACCACCATCTCTATTACCAACACCACGATTCAACTGCGATAATGCAATCACAACTATATCAAGTTCTTTAGCTACATTCTTTAATGTTCTAGCAATGTGAGCTATCTCTTGCTCACGAGAGTTAATAGTTTTTGTTCTATGCTGTACTAGCTGGAGATAATCTACAACAAATACTTTAACACCTTGACTTATAGCATACTGACGTATTCTATTAACAAGATATTTTAAACTACTATTGTTACACTCATCTATATACAAAGGCATATCTTTGATGTTATCTGTAACTCTAACAAGCATTTCATATTCGTCATCATTGATAGCGCCACGCTGTAGCCACCTACTATTAAGCTCTGACTCACTAGATATTATTCTGGTAACCAACTGTTGTATACCCATCTCGTAAGAAAAGATAACAGAAGGTGTAGCGTTTCTCGCTGCGTTAACTGCAAACGATACGGCAAGACTTGTTTTACCCATTGATGAGGAACCGCCTACAATTATTAAATCTGTAGTACGCCAACCACCTGTAAACTTATCTAGATTATTATAACCTGTTGTAATACCAAAACTATCTACACCACACATACGAGACTTTATAGTTTCTATAGCATCATGTACGTGCTGGGCAAAATCAATACTTTTATTTTTAGTATCTACTTGTAATTCAGATAGTTTAGTTTGTACACTTTCAATAATTTCAAATACATCATCTTTGTTTTCTAACATAATAGCAGTTCTATGATTTAACTCCTGCATTTTTTTAAACTTTTGTTTTTCAACAAGAGATAATATAGCTACTTGAATACCTAAAGATGAATACTGTTCTTGTATTATATCTGAAATAGTAACATGAATATCACTAGACTTACCTCGCAAATCTTTTACTATTATCATAATATCAAACTCTTTAGCTCCTTCAGATATTTTATTTTCTATATAACTATAAAGTAATTTATAGTTTGCTTCTTCAAATAAATCTGTACTAAGAAACTGATAGTAATCATAATATAGTTTGGGATTGTCAATTAGTTTTGCTAATACAACCTTCTCGAATTGTTTACTTAAGTCTATCATCTATAGTGTTTTTAGGAGTTATATAACCTGTGTTCTTTACATCAGGTGTTTCATCTTCCCATCTGTGCTGATTTAACCAACCTTGCGGAAAGGGAAACTCAGGATGAAAAATATTCTTATTATCACAATGTGCTTTATATGCAATCTGTTTATGTAGTTCACTCATCATATATTGAAATGTTTTATCATCTACTATATTCTTTTCAAATGCTTCGGCAGCTTTTAGTTTGCCTTTGCGAATAGGATATAGTTCCCAAAACTTTTTCCAATAATCAACAAGAGTATCCTCATCAAGCCTGTTGTCTATTTGCGACAACTTACTATAAAGTTTCACATACTCATTAAGATATTTAACGAGCTGTGAAACTCCACCAGTTAGTTGTTGTCTTAGAAATTTAAGACGGCGCTTGTCTGCTTTCATATAATAATTGTGTTGCTTTAAAAGCTCTGGTATTTATTTCACTACCAACACCTTTTAATATTGTTTTGTGAGGATTGATTCCTTTATCAGATGCTCTAGCACCTAGAATATTAGTACAATAATATGTAAAGCCATTATAAAAACCAAACAAATCTCTACCCAATCTTGTCATTTCTTTAGCACAAAAGTTTTTTATTGTATTAAATCTAATCATTTGTTTAGCAGATAGTTTATCATTAGGAATTCTAGGGTCTACACCCATAGCTCTTTTGATAACATTTTCACATTGAGGATGGTTTAAATGACTAATTAATAAACCACACGACCTCCAATTTAAATATGTATCATGCTCTTGAGTAATCATACTATTTAAACCAGCTATAATATTAGCTTTTATATTAGCATTTTCTTCTAGATTAGTAGTATGCTTTATAACAAATGAACTTTCTCCAGGCAATGTAGAAAACATATTAGAACAGCTAATTACTTTAGAGG